ATGCTTATGGTGTGCCGATTATTTGTCTTGATGATCAGGTTTTAGAACATGGCTGGCCGGGTTGGTGGAGCAAAATGGAGGCATTCAAGGTGCCGGGGCCTGTCCTTTATCTGGATCTAAGCTCAATACCTATAGGGAGCCTCGCGCCACTACTGCAAGCTACATGCGATTACGATTTCATTGTGACTAGAGATTTCAACCCGCAAATGCGCCTTGTTCAGTCTTGCGTCATGGGCTGGCAGGGCGACATGAGCTACCTGTATAAGAAGTTTAGGGAGGGCGCTGGCCGCTACATGAAGGAGTTTACTGGGCCCCGATGGTGGGGCGACCAGGGATTTATTGAAAAGCATGCACATCATTGGGTTTATTGGCAGGACATCTTTCCAGGCATGGTTGTGAGCTACAAAAAGCACGGTATCTGTAAGCCAAACAGGGTTGCTTGCTTCCATGGCCGTCCTAAACCTTGGGAAGTGGGATATGGACAATTTGCTGCAGCGTGAAATCGCCAAGTATCAACGCCTCTATGAGCAAACCGATTACCGCATGGGCGAGCGTCGCTATAGAATGGCTTGCCAGGATTTGCAGGAGATCACGCGGCGGGAGTCGTATCTAGACGTAGGCTGCGGGCGCGGAGAGATGCTGCGATTTGCCAGACAAATAGGCTTTGGGCTCGTCCAGGGCACGGAGGTTGTGGGTCGACTACTGGGTGGTGGTGTAGTCTACGGTGATGCTTGCCGTCTCCCTTTTGCTAACAACTCCTGGCAGGTGGTGAGCATGTTTGATGTGCTGGAGCATCTGCCGCCTGGCATGGATGAGCAGGCCTGCTTGGAGCTCAAGCGTGTGGCACGAAGGCACATCCTGCTGACCGCCAACAACAAACCGTCTAGCTTTTCAGATTTTATGGATGTTGGCAGTGAGGACGACCAGAATTTGCACATCAACATCATGCCCTATGAGAGATGGCAAATGCTGCTGGAGCGCTGGTTTCATCCTGCGCGGGTCAAGCGACTGCAGCCCTATAACAGCAATCTCGCCCGTTGGAGGATAGATCTGTGATTATATCAGTCGTCACCGCGCCCACGGTCGAGCCGGTCACGCTCTCTGAGGTAAAGGCGCACCTGCGTATCGACCACCTCGACCACGATACACAGCTCACCAGCCTCATCCAGGCCTCGCGCGAGCACATGGAGCGCGTCCTGGGCAGGGCCTTGGTGCAGCAAACAAGGTCGGTCAAATACAAGCAGTGGCCGGAAAGTGATCGCTTTGCATTGCCCTATCCTCCGATCCAGTCCGTATCCAGCCTCAAGTATACGGACACGGGCGGCACGACAAGCACATTTTCAAGCGACAATTACACGGTGATAACGGACCGTGAGCCAGGCGAACTGGTGCTGGGGTACAGCAAAACATGGCCCACAGCGACCATCCACTACCCGGAATATCCCATTGAGATTGAGTACGTGTGTGGATATGCACCGAACGATGATAGCCCGCCGGACTATCGAGCCAATGTGCCAGCCGCGCTTAAAAACGCGATAAAGCTGGATATTGAGCTTCGGTACGATAGGCCGCCCGCCGACTACGCGGAACAGCTACGAAATGTCATTGAGGCGCTGACCGCACCGTATCGGGTGTGGAGTTTCTAGCATGATGTCCGGACGCTTAGACCGTAAGATCACCTTGCAAAGACCGACCACCACCACGGACGATTACGGCGAGACCATAACGACGTGGGAGGACTACCGTGATGTGTGGGCGGACCTCTCCAAGCAATCCGGGCGCGAGATGTTTGAGGCGGGCAAGTTGGCCGAGGTGGATGCGGTGTTCAAGGTCCGCTACCTCTCCCAAATCACCCGAGAGTGGCGCGTCAAGTATGACGGGCAGGAATACGACATCACGGGTTTAAAAGAGATCGGGCGGAAAGACGGGCTCGAAATAGCGGCCACGGCGAGGATGTGATGGCGATTCAACGCAGCGGGATGACAGCAGAGCTAAACGGAGCCAAGGCACTTGAGGGACTGCTTAAACAGTTTCCGAGTCGCATACAGCGAGACATCATCAATAGCGTTGCCTCTCGCGGTGCTGTGATGGTCAAGAAACACGCCAAGCGGAACATTAAGGCTAATGGCAGCATCGACACGGGAGCGCTCTACAACTCGATCCGAACCAAAAAGGTGAGGGGAGAGCACGGCAAGTATTACATATATAGTGACCGATCAGCCCCGCACAGCCACCTTGTTGAGTTTGGGACCGGCCCCCGCAAGCTACAAAAGCCAACACCTTTTGAGATAGCACCGGGCGAATGGATTATGCTTGAGACGACAGGGAGTATGCCTGCCAAGCCCTTCTTTCGCCCGGCTCTGGACGAGAATCAAACGGAAGTGCTCAAAGAAATGCGGGAGAGAGCGGCAAAGCGGATGCTGAAAGAGGCTGAGAAGATGGCGCAGAGCTACGGGACCATGAGTAAATCGTTTCGCAGGAAGCTCGCAAAGTAAAGGCTCAACATGACGATAGAAGCTGATCTCCGCACGCATCTTGTGAATGACTCAGACGTGAGCGCCATTGTCGGCTCTCGCGTGTATCCGATGCGACTCCCACAGGGTTTCGACCTCCCTGCCATCAGCTATCAGCGCGTATCCGGGGATCGCTCAAAGGACCTGCAGGGCAGCACCGGGCATACTGAGCCACGCATACAGATCGACTGCTGGGCCAAGTCCTACGGCGAGATCAAAAACCTGGCCGAAAAACTGCGTCTCTCTCTGGATCGCTTCACCGGGGATCTTGGGGGCGGACAGTATGTGCATCACGTATCCCTGGAAGGGGAACGGGACATGTTCGAGGAGGAGACAGAAATCCTGCATGTATCACAGGACTACATGATTTCGTATAACGAGCAAACATCATAGGAGAACACTATGCCCCTGACCAGCTATGATTCCAAGGGAACCGCAATCTATCTGCTGGACAAAAGTTCTTCTCCAGTCACGGAAAGCAAGATTGGAGGAGTTAATGACATTCCGTCCATCTCCAGCAGCAAATCAACGCTTGAGGATACAAGCATCGACGACACAAACCGACACTACAAGCACGGGATTGGGGAACCTCCGGAAATCACCCTGACCGTCTATTGGGACCCCAACAACTCTCCGCAAAATGATCTTATTACGGCGCACCAAAACGAGTCAGAGGAAGATTTCAAAATCAAGTGCCCGGATTCTCCAGCTACAGAATATGAGTTCAAGGCTATCGTGACGGGCTTTTCTACCCCGCAGGCCAGCGTCAACGAGCTCCTGTCCGCTGACTTTACGATGCAACTTCTGGAGAACGATCACGGCGAGATCGTGACCAAAGACCCGAGCTAGGGAGTAAAACCGCATGGCACTCTTGACGCGAGACCAGATACTTAACGCTGACGATCTACAGACCAAGGATGTCTATGTCCGCCCCTGGGGTGGCTCTGTTCGCATTCGCACCATGACAGCTCACGAGCGAGACCAGTTCGAGCAGCAGCTCTTTACGAACAAGGGCGGTAAGAAGGAACGGATGGACGATGTGCGGGCTTACTTGGTCAGCATGTGTGTGGTGGACGAGGGGGGCAACCGGCTCTTTTCGGAGCGGGACGTGAAGGCGCTTTCCCAAAAGTCTGCCAACGCCCTCGACATCATATTTGGCGAAGCACAAAAGCTCAACGCCGTAACTGATGATGATGTGGAGGAAATTGTGGGAAACTCCGAGGAAACCCCAGGCGACAGCTCCGGTGGCGAATAGCCATTAGTCTGGGGTATCCGCACCCAGACCACATGCTGCGGGACCTAACAAGCCCGCAGCTCACGGAGCTAGAAGCATTCTGGAGGCATGAGGGTGGATGGGGTGATTGGAAACAGGACTATCGTATAGGGCAGCTTTGCAGCATCCACGCCAACATCAACCGGGACAGCAAGAAACGCCTGCAACCATACAGCCCCGAGGACTTTGCGATGCGCCCGAGTCAAGAGCGAGATAGCGAAGAGGCGCAGAGGGGTGTGAAGGCGCGGCTTGATATGTTGGCAGGAAAGAAGGCGAAGAGTCGTTAGTTGGTTTCTTTCCAGATGCGAAGCCCAGCATACACAAAAAATCCACCAAGAAAGAGGGCAACACCAAGAGCATTGTGATCCGTTGCTATCCCCACGAGAACTCCTGCGATACAGATAACAGGAGAAGCAACAATAAGTGTTTTTTTCATTTAATTCTCCTTGGAGTAAAAGATGGCTACGATTGGCAGCCTCGTGGCGACCCTTGGCCTAGACTCTAGCAACTTTGAGCGGAATTTCAACCAAGCCCAAAGGGCTGTTCAGTCAGGGTCGGCCAAAATAAATCGTCACTTTGCCAAGATGGAGCAGGCTTGGCAATCGTTCTCGCGCCAGATGGGAGATATGCGTCGTCGTATGATGTCCTTTCAAGGGGCTGCTGCGACTCTGGCTGGAGCCGCTGGACTTGGCTATGTCATCAACCGCACCCTTGAAGCATCACACCAGCTTGAAAAGCTATCCCATTCCACGGGTTTTGGGGTTGAGAAGGTTCAAGAGCTTGAGTTTGCTGCTCGACAGGTAGGGATGACTACGGATCGGCTCCAAGACGCCCTAGGCGAAATGTCGCAGCGGATGGGCGAGGCTGCCGCTGAAGGCGGCGAAATGGCAGAAGGATTCAAGTCTGCCGGGGTCGCTATTGATGGTCTCGCTCAACGTCGTCCTGCTGCCATCCTCAATGAAGTAGCAGATGCCATAGCAGAGGCTGAAACGAAATCCCAGGCTCTTAACATAGCGGTAAAGGTTTTTGGCGACGAAGGGGGACGCGAGATGGTCGCCCTTCTTCGTCAAGGGTCGGAAGGACTGGACCGTTTTGCAAAGCGCGCCCGAGAGTTGGGGCTCGTCCTAGATGACGAGCTTGTAAGGCAGTCCTCTCGCGCTGAGCAAAAAATTGATCTGCTTGTGAATGTTCTTCAACGACAATTTCAGCGAGTGATCGGAGAGCTTGCGCCTGACATTTCTGATGTTGCGGACGACATGGCGGACTGGGTTTCCGCCAACCAAGATTTTTTGAAACAAGATCTGCCCGAGCATTTAGAGAGTGTTGCCAGAGGCTTCGCTGGAATCGGACGGGCTATTGGCTGGGTCGTTGAGGGAACATCTTATGCTTCGCGCGGGCTTGCATCTATAATTTATGGCCCTGACACAGCAGAGGGCCGCATAAAGCAAGACTTAAAAGACCTGCGCGAAGAGCTCCATAAGGTTCTGGGGAAGATAGAAGAATATAGGCGAGTTCAGAGAGGTGATGGCCGTCTTACTTCTACAATGAAAGAACAGTTGAAGGAATATCAGAAACGAGAGGGAGAGCTGGTTCAGCAAATTTTGATTAAGTCAAAGACACTGCATCGGATGCAGGAAGAACAGGAATCCGCAACCGACAAAACCAAGGATTCCACGGAGGCAACAGAAAAAGACACCAAGGCCCGTGAACGCAACGTGGAGGCGGTCAAGAAGCAGGCGCGGGCCATCACCCTGCACAGCCACGCAGACGTACTGCGAGCCCATCGCGCCCGCGACATGGGCAAGGGCCGAGGCATAGGCGGCGCTGCTCGGGGGGCGGATGACGCCCTCGTCCAAGAGCAGATGCGACAAGCCGAGCGCACACGGCAAATGGCTGCGGGGCGCGGCATCCAGTGGAGCATTATTCCAGGGAGCGCCGTGGACGATCAGGAAATGATCGACAAGCTGAACCGGGTCGAGGAGGAGACCCGGCGCACCTTCGACTACATGGAGGCCATGAGCCGGCGTACCGCCGAGCGCATGCAGGACAACTTCGGCGACTTTTTCTTCAACGCCATGACCGGACGATTGGATAGCCTGTCCGACTACTTCAGCTCCTTTGCCAACTCCATCCTGCGTACCTGGTCGGACCTGCAGGCCCAGATGCTCACCCGGAACCTGTTCGGCGGGGAGTTCATGCAGGGGGACTCCGGCAGCATGGGCGGCCTGTTCGGCTCCGTCGCCGGGCTGTTCAGCGGTGGCGGTA